GATAAGTTTGATTTAACAACCATAATCCTCGCTGCTGGTACACATACAGTGGACAACAGGCCAGGATTTATACCTGTTAATGTAAGTTCAGAAGCAAGATATACAACAAGATTTGGAAATACTAATCAGATATTAAGTCCTTTTGGATTAGGTAGTAACTTTGATTTAACATCTCCTGACAACGAACTATTCAAATTAAATAGTGTTCGTGGTGGTGTCATCATACCAAGAGGTACATCAATTGTAGGTAAAGACCTTCGTAAGACAAAGATAAGACCAAAGTATGTTCCAGATCCAGAGAACGGCAATATCGAACCTAGTGCAATATTCAGATTAACAGGTGCTTGTTATATTTCACAGTTTACTATATTTGATGGAGACCCATCAGGTAACGTATATAAAGACTATACTTCAAACTTATTCACACCAAGTTTCTCTCACCATAAGTTAACTTGTTTTGAATATGCTGATGGTGCAAATGCAGTTCGTATCAAGGATAGTTTCATTGATGTAACATCTACATCAACTGACCTTGACATGTATTACCAGAAGGTTGGTGATGTTTATGATGCTGGTACAGGTAGACCAATTGAACCAGACTTCCCATCAGGCAGTCTTGATTTCCAGACAAGAGTTGAAGAGTATCGTATTGTTGGTTCAAAAGGTCAACAGGTTGGTATTTCATCTATTAAGTCTGGTGATGGTACAACTTCATCCACAACAGTGACTGTTGATTTAGATTCAACTCTTACAGATCTTTCAATTGATACTCCTGTTCGTATCTCTGGTATTAGCACGTCTGGATATAACGGTATCTTTGTTGTGTCAGAAGTTGTATCAACCACACAGTTTAAGTATGTGGTTGGTGCTGCACCAAATAACCCACTACCAACACTTACAAGTGCAAACGTGAATATCGAAGTTGACACAATCAACTCTGCTTCACCATACTTATTCAATTTATCGAAGAGATCTGTCTTTGGTATGAATGGTATTCACTTAGATGGTTCTAAGGTTACTGGATTTAAGAGTGGATTACTTGCACAGTTTACAGGTAATGCACTACAGAAAGATGATAAGGCGTTTGTCAGATACAATGCAACATCTGGGCAGTATGAAGACTACACAAGTGTGGATAATTTACACTTAGATCCATCAGCTGTCTATCGTCCAGAGTATGAGACAACTCATGTTCGTGCATCAAATGATTCAGTCATACAGGCAGTTTCAGTTTTTGCAATCGGTCATAAGAGTCAATATGTAGCAGATACAGGTGGTGAATTATCACTGGCAAACTGTAATGCTAACTTTGGTGAAAACGCCTTGATGTCTGACGGATTCAAGAAATCAGCATTCACTCCAGACAACGCTGCATATATCACACATATTATTCCACCAAAAGAAATTACTGATGGCACTGCAAATGTAGATTACTTAACTATTGATGTAGATAAAACAATTGGTGTAGGCACAGTCACAAGATTATACTTTGAAGGATTTACAAACCAAGATGCACCACCACCACATGTTGTGGATGGATATCGTTTTGGTGCTGCGTTGGATGATAAGTTAAGATTACAACTTAACATTAACGGAAACGAGGGTGATTTTGTTTCTAAGATTGTAATGCCGACTGCAACTGGTATTACAACTAATACTGGTGAGAAGAGATATGTTGTTGATAATGCTGTTGGTGTAAGTAGTATTAGTTCTAATATTATATCTTTCAAAACAGATCATAATCTAATCACAGGTGAATCAATTCGTATTATCGCAAACAATGGTTTCTTACCTGATGGATTAGAAGAAGATCAAGTTTACTTTACAATCAAAGGTAGTAACGCTAATGATATCAAAGTTGCAAGAACTTTAAATGATGCTTTAGAGGGAACTGCACTTACAATCAATAACACTGGTGGAGAACTTGTAGTTGTCAGTCGTGTATCTGATAAGAAGTCAGGCGATATTGGACATCCAATTCAGTTTGATATTCCGAATAAAAACTGGTATGTCAATGTTTCAAACGAATCAATTGACAACGAAATCTATCCTACATTTGTGGGTGTTGGAACAACTGCTCTTGGTGCAAATACACCGAAGTCATACTTTATAAGAAAAGAAAATTCAAGAAGTCTTGAAGAGTCAATCTATAAGTTTAGATACGTTATTCCTGCTGGAATTACAACCGCAAGACCACCTATCGAGGGTTATATTTTACAGGAAACAAGTGATACATCTGGTGCTTCTGATTCAGAGATTACAACTACATCATTAACTAGTATTGACGATCAGAGAAATTTCCACTTTATCAACGAGGCAAACTGGTCATCATCTGATAATGTTGCGACATTAATGTCGGAAGAGCCACATAACTTGACCGTAGGTTCTGTTGTTAATGTTAACAAGGTTACATCTGGTAATAACGCAACTGGTATCGGTAGTTCTGGATTCAACGGTAGATTCTCAGTCATAGGTATCACAAGTGCAAGAGGATTCCAATACTCATTGAATGCAAACCCAGGCTCATCTACTCTTGATGCACAGACAAGAACTGTAGATAACATGCCTAACTTCTCGAAGAATGAGTACGCACAGAGTTTCTACATCTATGAATCTGAAGAAGTTAAGGAACATATCACAGGGGAACAAGATGGTGTTTATCATTTAACGTGTCTACACTATGATGTTAAACCAACCGTATCACCATTTACAAATTATAAGTTCAGTCAACCAGTCAAGGATCTGTATCCACAGGTTGATCGAGATAATCCAGAATCTGACCCCGATGCAGCAATCAGTCATGCTGTATCGAAAACAATCGGTAAGGTTGCATCAAGTGATTTAAAGAATAGTATCACGAAAGATACAAAGAGTAAATTCTTACTACAAAATGGTATCAGTGTTGGTATTACAAGTATTGTTTCAGATAATGGTGCTGGTCTTGCTCACACTGCATACTTAGCTGTTGAACATAATCTAAACTCAATTCTATCTGTTGGTATCGGTTCATCTGGTGTCGGATATGGTGAAGGTTCTGCTACAACTTTATATGGTGCAAAACTTGTTGGAGTTGGACTTGGTAGTACAGCTGGTGGTGGTGCGACTGCAAATATTGCTATTGATGCTCGTGGTGGTATTACTGGAGTTACGATTGTAAATGGTGGTGGTGCATATGGTATTGGTAACTCAGTTCAAGTGGTTGGTGTTACAACTGCTGCTGGTCATGTTGTTGGTGTTCTTACAGTCACGAATGTTTATAGTGGTGTTGACCAAGTAGTTCAGATTGCTGGTATTCGTTCTGACACGAACTCAAAACTAAACAATACATTCCGTGTTACTGCAACACCTGATTCTAAACAAGTATCATTTGCATCTACAGAAGTCATAGACTTTGGTAGGACATTAGGTGGAAGTAGTAATAATATTACTGTTGGTGCTGCGATGTCAGATGCCACAATGGCGTTTGTTGGCCCTGCAATCGGTGTCACACAGATTTCATATGACATCAATACTGGCATTGCAACAGTTGGAACTGGTATCACCGCACATGGTTTACTCGCTGGGTCTAAGATTAAGTTAGCTGGTGCTGGTCAAACTGTTTACAATGGTGTCTTTATTGTTCAAGAGAATGTAGGACTTAACACATTCACAGTTAATCTTGGTGTATCAACTGTATCTGCACCTACCTTATCTGGAACTGTATTTGGATTACCTGGCGGTTATACATCAAATGATGGTGCAATTAGTGCTGATGATGAGAAGATTGGAAGTAGAATGTCTAACTTCTTTGTTGGAATCACCACAACACTTTCTGCTGGTATTACATCCACATCATCTTCAATCAGTATTTCAGATGCCACTGCAAGTGGATTGAACATAGGTGATTACATCATGGTTAATGATGAGATGATGAGAATTAAGAACACGTCAATCAACTCTGTATTTAGAGGTGTGTTTGGAACTAAATCAACAAACCATGTATCAGGAACACAAATTAAGAAAGTTCGTGTCGTCCCTGTTGAATCAAGAAGAAACTCACTCATTCGTGCTGCAAACCAGACATTTGAATATGTTGGATTTGGTCAAGGTAACTATTCAGTTGCCCTACCAGAGAAACAGACAAAGGTTCTATCTACAGAGGATCGTAAACTAGGTCAGACACAGAAGAGAGGTGGAGGACAAAACTTCTACACAGGACTAAATGATGTTGGTGAATACTTCATTGGTAATAAGGTTATCAAGGGAACAACAGGTGAAGAGGAAATATTTGATGCACCTATCACATCTGTAACTGGTGAAGGACATGATGTTTATAAAACAGACACAGATGCAATCAAAGTTACTGGTGGTGCAAATAAAGATGTATTATCTGAGTTCAATGGCCCATCTGTCTTCACAAGTAAGGTAACATCTACATCTAAGGATGGTATTGAGGCTGTATCATTACAATTACAGGGTGATGGTAAGGTAGCAAGAAAGATTACAGTCGGAATTGCAACACCATCAGTCGGTGGTGCTGCTGGAGATGTGGTTCTCACTACAAAACCATCAGAGTCTGGTTACGCTGGTTGGGTTTACACTACACAGAATACTTGGAGAAAGTTTGGTTTAGTATCGAAAGATGAGGATTCAGTGGTTGTAAGTGCTGATAAGATTGGCATTGGCACTACAAATCCATCTCAAGAGTTAGATGTTCATGGTAGTGTGAACATCACAGGTGTTCTAACTGCAACTACATTTGGTAATATCAACGCTGGAATAGTTACAGGAACATCATTCGCTGGTGATGGTTCTGCACTTACAGGTGTAATTGGAATCGGATCTGGTTTCGTAGTTCAAGATAGTGGAAGTGCTGTTGGAACTGCTGCGACTGTTAACTTTGGTGATAATCTTTCAGTCACATTTGCCGCTGGTATTTCAACAATCACTGGTATTGGAACTGGAAACATCATCACAGATAAGTTGAATGTCACAGGTATTTCAACTCTACAGAACGATGTTCTGATTGGATCTGGTGTTACTCTCAGTCCAGATGGTGACGGATTCTTCACAGGAGTTGTAACTGCAACAAGTTACGCTGGTGATGGTTCCGCACTTACAGGTATGGCTTCCACAGATAATGTGAGAACAGGTATCTTAGATGTTGCTGGAATTTCTACATTTAGAGCTAACTCTCTTGTTGGGTCAGGAATAACTCTAAGTCCAGATGGAGACGCATTCTTTACTGGAGTTGTAACCGCAACAACATTTATTGGTGATGGTTCAAGTTTAACTGGAACTGGAGATACATCAAATGTAAGAACAGGTATTTTAGATGTCGCTGGTATTGCCACATTCAGAGATGATATAATAGTTGGAGCTGGTGTTACTATCAGTCCTGATGGAGACATCTATGCAACTGGTATTACGACCTTTGCGAAACAAATTGTCGGTGTTTCAACTAACAACCTCGTTCCATTCTTATTCAATAATTACTCAAACCTACCAAGTGCAAGTGATTATCATGGACAGTTTGCTCATGTTCACGTTGCTGGTAAGGCATTCTATGCACACGCTGGTGCATGGTATGAGTTAGTTAATAAAACACTAGACCATACAGTTGGTCTTGGAACTGAGAAGTTCAACGTTGGTATCATAACTGCACAGACATTCGTTGGTGGTGGTAACACAGATGGTAGATTTGTCACATCTAAGTGGGTAATTGGTAATAATAGTACTAATCACTTCACATTCACAGGGCCTGGTGGATTAAGTTCAGCAGATGACCCAACCATCTATCTCGCAAGAGGTCAGACATACCAATTTGACATGAACGCAAGTGGTCATCCATTCTATATTCAAACTAGCTCAGGCGCTTACAACTCTAGTAACGTTTATAGCACTGGCGTAAGTGTGACTGGAAATAGAGAAACTGGACTGATAGATTTCCAAGTTCCATTCGCTGCACCGAATACTTTATATTATGTTTGTGAGAATCATTCAAACATGGCTGGAACAATAGTCGTCTATCCAAGCATCTAATCACATAAATAAAAAGAAAAGGGTGGAGAGTGAAACCCAATGGCAGTAAATAAGAATTTTGTAGTCAAGAACGGCTTAGAGGTTGATACCAACACCCTCTTTGTGGATTCCGCTAACAACAGAGTTGCGATAGGTACAACAGTTCCTACCGCAGCTCTTGACGTTCGTGGTAAAATATTATCAGATAGTCAGGTTGAGAGTTTTGTAGGTAAGTTTGTAGGTATTGTCACTGCTGGTGCGGTTGGTGTTACAACCATGACCACACTGGATGCAGTTGTCACTGGATTCTCTACACTTGGTTTAGCAAACGCAACATCATTAAACGTCACAACAGGATTTTCAACAGTTCAGTCA